CCGTGAGCGTGAAGCCACAGCAGCAGCACAGCAGGCGCAACTGCTGGCCATGCAGAAGCAACAGGCTGAGCAAGAAGCCGCGCAGCAGCAGCAGGTTGCGGGCTTGCGACAGGAACAGGCTGACCGTATCGGTGGCATCCGCGCTCGCGGACAGGCCGTTACTCAGTCCCTGCAGATCCTGGCCCAAGCAGCAGGTCAGGCCCCTACAGCTTCGACATCCAAGCCGACTGCTGGTCGCGCCGGTGCTCGCAGCACTACTGCCTCTCTTCGGATGGGTGCCACTGGTTCCGGGGCCGGCAGCGGCTCCAATCTCGCGGTGTAAGCAATGGCCTCAGCACAGAAGCGTTATGACCAGCTGCGGACCGACCGCGATTACTACCTGGAGCGAGCGCGTGATGCAGCACGTCTCACGATTCCATACCTGATCCCACGCAGTAACGAACCTGTACGGGAGAACAAGGACGTTCACCTTCTGCCGTGGAACGGTATTGGGGCTCGCGGTGTTCACAATCTGGCTTCTCGTCTTCTTCTTGCTCTTCTCCCTCCTACGGAGAGCTTCTTCCGCTTCACCGTGGATGAGGTGGCCATGCAGCAAGAAGAGCTGCGTCTATCGCAGTCGGGTGCTTCAGAAGATCAGATCGCAGAGATGAAGTCTGAGATCGAGCTGGCTCTCAACCGGCTTGAGCTTTCGGTGTTGCGCAGCATTGAAACCAGCAATGACCGTGTGGCTGTGCATGAGGCACTGGTTCACCTGATCGTTGCTGGCAACTGCTTGCTCTACGTCTCGGAAGACGGGTTGCAATGTTTCCACCTCAACCGCTACGTGCTGTTGCGTGACCCCATGGGTAATCCCATGGAGGCTGTGGTGTGTGAAGAACTTGCCTTCAGTGCACTGCCTCTGCCGTTGCAGAAGCAACTGCTTGAACAAGAGGAAGACCTCAAGGGAATCCTTGATGACGAGGATCTAACGGGTAGCAAGAAGGAGAAGCCAGTCAGGATCTACACCCACGTGATCTGGGCTGATGGTCGTGTCCGCTGGCATCAGGAGGTGAAGGGTCATGAGATCGAAGGCAGTCATGGCTCTTCACCCATGGAGTCCTCTCCTTGGTTGCCACTGCGCATGATCCGACAGGACAGCAGTAGCTATGGCCCTGGTTACATCGAGTCGGCTTGCATCGCTGACCTGCAAACCGCTGAGGCATTGAGCCGTGCGGTCTGTGAAGGCGCACTGATCTCCGCCCAGGTGAAGCATCTGGTCAAGCCCAGTGGTGTCACCAACGCCAAGCAACTGGCCGAAGCACCCAATGGTGCGTTTCTGCCTGGCAACCCTGATGACGTGTTCACCGTTCAAACCCAGAAGGGTGGTGACATGAACGTTGCCATGGCTGCTCTGGCTCGCGTTGAGGCGCGGTTGGCGCAGGCAATGATGCTGGCGGATGTGCGTGACTCTGAGCGCACAACAGCTGAGGAAGTCCGCCTACAGGCGCAGCAGATCGAGAACTCTCTGGGTTCGATCTACGCAATCCTCACGGTTGAGTTCCAGTCGCCGTACATCGCACGGAAACTCGAACTCTTCACCCGCAAGGGTGGGATGACCAAGCTGCCTGAAGGGCTGGTGAGGCCCATGGTCAGTGTTGGCCTTGCTGCTGTTGGTCGCGGTAATGACCTTGAGAAGACTGCACGGTTCATGCAGATCCTGCAGCAGACGCTGGGCCCAGAAGGCATCGCTCAGTACGTGGTGCCTGGCGAGCTGATCAAGCGATTGGCCAGCTCGATGGGCATCAGCCCGCTTGGTCTCGTCAAGACCGAGCAACAACTTGCTGCTGAAGCACAGCAACAGCAGCAGATGGCAATGGCTCAACAAGCAATGGCGGCCGGTATGGCCGACCCACAGAAGTTGGCCAATGCCGCTGCCACCTCTCAGGAGATGGCAAACCCACAACCACCTGAACCGACCGCATGAACGACCAAGCACCTGTGATCTCTACCCCAGAGGCAGCAGCTTCTGGGATGGTTGCCCCTGGGCAGGAGAGCATCCTCGAAGAGTTCATCCAAGAACAGGAAGCTGCTTCCCGTGCTGAGGAGCAGCAAAAGATCCTTGGCAAGTTCAATTCACCAGAGGACCTCGCCAAGGCTTATCAAGAACTGGAGAGAAAACTGGGGCAGGGATCAGCTCCTACCCCAGAGTCTCCCTCAGCAGAACCCAAACAGGCTCCCTCCGGTTATACCGCTGAACAGGCTGCTCAGGTATATGGGCAAGAAGCTGTTGATCTGCTATCTGAGCAGGGCGTTGATCTTGCTGATGTGATGTGGAAGGCCGATAACGGCCAAGACATCAGCAATCACTACGACACCCTTGCTGAGGTGTTCAAGGTGCCACGGCAGGTTGTCGAAAACTACGTGGGAAAGGCGCAGGTCCGACCCTCGGCAGACCCCTCACCTGGCTTGACCGATGCCGACGTGTCTGAGCTGAAGGCCTACGTCGGTGGTGATGAGCAGTTCAATGCTTTGAGCCAATGGGCTGCAGCCAACATGAACCAGCAGGAGTTGGCCAACTACAACGCTGCTGTTGATAGCGGCAACAAGGAAGCCATCCGCTGGGCGCTGACTGCTATGCAGGCACGTGCATCAGGCAAGGCAGAGGTCGCTGAACCCAAGTTGATCGGTGGTGGACAGCCGCCTGTCGTGGCCAAGTTCGAAAGCAAGCAGCAAGTGCTGGATGCCATGAACAAGACCAATGAGCGTGGTCAGCGCCTTTATGACGTGGATGATGCCTACCGTCAGAAGTTCATCTCGTTGCTATCCAACAGCGACGTGTTCTAACTTGCCGGTAGGGATACATCTCACCCCTGCAACGGACCGGCCCCTGCGGGGATAACCGGGAAAGGGAAGGCGGAAGTGAACCCTGCTCACTTTCTCTTTCAAGACAATGGCTGTCACTATCCCCTGGGACGCGGGTCTTTCGCGGACAGGTCAAATCAAGGGCGACGCGGCAACGTGGGGTCCTGGTGCTGCGGGCTTTGACAAAGACCGTGCACTGTTCCTCAAGCTCGGCGCTGCTGAAGTGCTCGATGCTTTCGAGCGCACCACTGTGTTCAAGGGCAAGACCCGTGAGCGCAACATCCGTGGTGGCAAGAGCGTTGCTTTCCCCATCACCGGCAAGATGGGTGCTCGTTATCACGAGCCTGGCAAGGCGATCCTTGGTGACGGCAACATGCCGTCTGACCTGAACGAACGGGTCATCAATCTCGATGGTTTGATGATTGCCGATGTGGCAATCGACAACCTCGATGAGCTGATGACCTACTTCGATGTTCGGTCGATCTATACGACTGAACTGGGTCGCGCTCTGGCATACGAGTACGACAAGCGCGTTGCTCGCATGATCTTTGCGGCAGCAGCTAATGCCACTGAGCCTCTGGCTAAGGACGGCACGGCTTCTCCCAAGGGTCCTGCTGATAACCGGGGTCGCATCGGTGCAACCATCACCCTGGGCGCTGACTACACCGGTGCTGGCGCTACCCGCCAAGCCAAAGGCGATGCCTTGGTTAATGCCATCTTCGACGCTCGCATTGCGATGGAGAAGAAGGATGTGCCGATGGAAGGCACCGTGGCTGTGTTCGGCCCTGATGACTACTACGCCATCACCCAGTCGAGCCGTGCGATCAACACCGACTTCAACGGTGGTGGTGGTTCCAACGGCACCATCGCTGAGGGTCGCACTCTGCGTGTGGCTGGCATCCCCATCATGATGTCCAACCACGTCACCCAGCCTGCTTACACCCTGGTGGCCGGCGATTACAACGCTGACTACGCCCAGGATCTGAGCAAGTGCCACGGTCTGATCTTCAACCGTGATGCTGTTGGTGTGCTGTCTCTGCTGAGCCCCTCTCTGCAGGCCACCTCTGGTGACTGGAACATCAGCCATCAGGCCACCCTGCTGGTTGCTCGTCAGGCACTGGGTATGGGCATCCTCCGCGCTGAGAGTGCGGTTCGGGTTGTCACTGCCTGATCCAGACTGGTTCTGGAATGTTCGATGGGGCTGGGAGCGATCCTGGCCCCTTTTCTTTTGCCCTCATACCATTGGTCTGCACAGGTGCAGTAGTGGTATGGGTCTTGCGAATCAGGGGATAACGCCTGGCAGGACAACCCTGCTGGAGGCCATCAACGTTCTGCTGGAGAACATCGGCGAGCAGCCGGTGGACGCCTTCGAGAAGGAACAGATCCAGGACGCACGGATCGCTGAGCACACGATCCTTGAGCTGCACCGCGAAGGACAGCTGCGGGCATGGAGCTGGAACAGTGAGGAGTTCTATCCGTTCGAGAAGGACCAGGCCACAAAGGAGATCGTGGTGCCGGCCAATGTGGTGCGGTTCACGGTGGATCCGTACTTCTATGACGGTCGGTTCATCCTTCGTGGGCAGAAGGTCTACGACAAGCTGAATCGCACCACCAAACTGCCTGATGACATCAAGGAGATCCACGCCAATGTGGTGTGGTTATTGACTTGGGACGAGTCACCAGAAGCATTTAACCGGTACACCACGATCCGTGCAGCACGGGTGTTTGCTGCTCGCGTGATGGGTTCTGACTCGATCGTGAAGTACACCGCTGCGGATGAGCAAGCAGCGCTGACTGAGTTGATGCGTGTGGAGCTGGATCAATCCCAGCCCAATGCACTGACAGGTGGTCGGGGCCTTGGTCCGATGCCTACCTACCAACCAGGCCAAGGACTGCTGCGTGGTGTCTACGGAGGTGTGGTCATTGGCTGAGCTGTATAGCTACACGATCCCCAATCTGATTCAAGGCATCAGCCAGCAACCGGATGCACAACGCGATCCGAGTCAGGCTGAGATCCAGATCAATGGGATGTCCTCCATCGCGGAGGGATTGAGGAAGCGGGACAGCACGCACACGCTGGCCAAGGTGAGCAGTGCACCGTTTGGTGATGCGTTCATCCATACGATCCTGCGTGATAACACCGAGGAGTATCTGGCGGTCATCACCAAGACCTCGATCCGGGTGTTTGATCTGCAGGGTAATGAGAAGACCGTTAATGCCCCTGGTGGGTATGGCTATCTGTCTTCAGTGACGGATGCCAGGCAGCAGATCCGTGCTGTGACGGTGGCTGATTACACCTTCATCTTGAACACCAACAAGGTGACAGCGATGGACCCGGCATTGTCGCCGGAGACAGCACGGCCATCAGCGCATGAGTGTTTGATCTGGGTGAAAGCGGCCAACTATGGCCAGACCTATAAGGTCAACGTCAACGGAACTGAAGCCACGGTGACCACGGCTGTGGCGCCAGTGGTCAGTAACGGCACCACAGTTACTGAGAACCGGATCAGCTCAGCTGAGATTGCAGAGCAGATCAAGACAGCACTTGGCACCTTGACTGGGGTGACGATCACCCGTGAGGGTTCCGTGCTTTGGGTGCAGTCTGCCAACCCGATCACGGTGTCAGCGACTGATGCCAGGGCCAATGCTGACATCACGGCAATTCTGGGCAAGGCGCAGGCTTTCACTGATCTACCAACGATTGGTCCAAAGGGTTATGCGGTTGAGATCTCCGGTGATCCGGGGAACAACTTCGATAACTACTACGTGGAGTTCCGTCCCAATAGCGGGACGTTTGGTGAGGGTGTCTGGGCTGAGATCGTCAGTCCTGGTGTCGAGTACAAGATCGACAAGAGCACCATGCCGCACATCCTGGTGCGGTTACCGAATGGGGAGTTCTACTTCGGCCCAGCAGATGGCAGCACCCAAGGCGGTGTTGACATGCCTGCTTGGGGTCATCGAGTTACTGGTGACTACGAGACCGCGCCTGACCCGAGCTTCATTGGTTTTGCCATCAACGATGTAGCGATTTACAAGAACCGGCTGGTCTTCCTTGCTGACGAGAACGTCATCCTCAGTCGGACCAGGGAGTTCTTTGAGTTCTTCCCTGCAACGGTCACGACAGTTCTGGATACTGATCCTATTGATGTTGTGGCTAGCAATAACCGGGTATCCGTTCTCCGGTATGCAGTGCCGTATCAGGATGAGTTGATCCTGTTCAGCTCGCAGTATCAGTTCCGCTTCAACGCAGCGGAGACGGTGCTGACACCAGCGACAGCGCAGATCACGGTGCTGACGCAGTTCGAGATTGATACCAACGTCAGGCCACAACAGGCTGGCGGCGGGATCATCTTCTGTCAGGAGAACGGGCAGTGGAGTCAGTTCCGTGAGTTCAGTGTCCGTGGTGCGGGAACTGCGCTGACTGCTGATGCACAGGATCTGACGGGGTATGTCTCGGCTTACATCCCTGACGAGGTGTTCAAGGTCACGGTGAATGACACAGGCAACAGCCTGTATGTCATCAGCGGGAAGGACGGATACAAGGATCGGATCTATGTGTACAAGTGGTTCTTCCGTAATACCGGTGGTGGTGCGGAGAGGGCGCAGTCCAGCTGGAGCCACTGGCAGTTCAACGGCGCCGATGAGGTGCTGCAGATTGTTTGCATCCGTGAGGCGCTGTACTGCTTAATGCGGTACGGCAATGACATCTTCCTTGAGGTCATCCCTGTGATGGACCGGATGGGTGAGGTGCTGGGCACGCCCTATCCGTTGCTGTTGGATCGGAGGGTGAGCACGACTGCTGCGACCTCTGCTGCGATGCGTGTTGCCAGGGGCACGTATGACCCGGTTACCAGGAAGACCACCTGGACGTTGCCGTATGAGGTGAAGGCCAAGACCCAGGCATGGAGTAGCTACACGGCTGGGCCGGCCACGTACAACGGCGGTGTGTTGCTGGGTGAGGCCAGCACTGGCAACACCATCACGGCCAGGGGTGACTGGAGCCAAGCGGATGTGTTCTTTGGTGAGCTGTATGAGTTCCGTTATCGCTTCACTCGTTTCCGTTTGATGCGTGAGATCGGTGGCGGCAAGGCAGCGGTGAACATGATGCGCACCCAGGTCAGGCAGGCCAAGCTCCGATACCACGAGTCAGGGTTCTTCCAGGTGAAGGTGATGCCTGAGCATCGGGTGCCTGGGCTCTACACGTTTGATGGAACGGTGAGTGCTGTTCGCAATGCCCGGATTGGGCAGGTGGGTGGCACGTATCAGCCGGATACCGCGAGGTACTTCGAGGGTGTGTTCAACATCCCGATCCTGAGTCGCGGTAGTCAATGCCTGGTGGAGATCCTCAATGACTCCCCACACCCCTGCAAGTTCAGCACCTGTGAATGGATGGCCTTACTGACTGGTCGTGCGAGGTCCCTGCAATGAGGTGGGCGGATCCACAGGAGGGCCTCGTCTACTACGTGGCTGCGAACATCAGACGAGAGGACGAGCGTGAGGTGTGGTTAAGTCACCACATCCCAGGCCCTGAGGCGGTTGTCGAGAGCTGGCAGCAGAGCGATCTCTGCCGTTGCATCGTCACCAATGACGGTGAGCCAGTGGGTGTGACGGGTGTTGTTGGTGATCGGATCTGGTTGCTTGGCACTGAAGAGCTGACAGCAACACGGTCAAGAAGATTGCAGCTGTGCAGAGAAGGGCGAGGATGGGTTGAGCATTGTTTGAAACGAGTGGGCGGTCCCATAGGGAACGACGTGTATTACTCCAACCAAGCGTCGATCCGCTGGTTGAAGCACTTGGGGTTCACGGTTGAGCAGCCGAGGCCGTTTGGTTCAAGCGGTGCCTTGTTCTGCAATTTCTGGAGGGCAGCCTGATGGTCGTTATTGATCCGATCTCACTGGCCTTTGGTGCGGTATCCACAGGGTTGAACCTGATGGGTGCCAGCGCCAGCAACAAGGCTGCTCAACAGGACTACCTGAACCAGACGGCGTTCCAGAAAGCGAACAGTCAATTCGCGTCTTGGCAGGCTGGGTTCAACGCCAAGATCAACGACGCCAACAACCAATACAAGTATTGGCAGGAGACTGTTAATTACAACCAGAACCTGGCGTACACGAAGGCGCTCAGGAACGTTGAACTGCTGAAGGGCATCCGGCAGGCAGAGGTGGTGCGTGACACCCGCGCCGCTGCTGGTGCCAGCTATGTGCAGGACAGCGAGGCGATTACTGCTGCCTATGGCGAGGCCTCAATGCAGGAGGCAGTAGCGATGCAGCAGTACCAGTGGCGATCACTGCAGGCGCGGTCATCGGTGCAGGCAATGAACATGGAGGGCAACAGCGTTGATCGTTTGGTCAATGACTACGCCCGGCAAGAGGGTGACTACGCGACGCTGCAGGAGATCAACAAGGGAATCAGGAGTCGGCAGTTCAGTCGAACGCAATCAGCGCGAGTGGCGCAGTACCTGAGTCAATACAACAGTCAGCAGTTCTACGAAGAGCAGCCGTACATGGAACCGCTGCCACCGTTTGCACCGCTGCCGACGTTGATCACACCGCCTGGTCCAACGATGACAGGTGCTGGGCCGAGCAGTGCTGCTGCTGGATTGAACATCGCCACTGGATTGCTTGGTGGTGTTCAGTCGGTGTTCTCCATGCAGAACACGTTGAACAGCCTGAAGACACCGAGCAGTTCTTCAGGTGCTGGCACACCGAAGGGGAGTTAATCAATGGCACAACGTCTTCCATTTGGTGAGGTCAGCCCTGGCGCTAAGCCGCTGGGTGCTTTCGTTTCACCGGCTCAGATCCAAACTGCAGGTGCTGCACGCCCTGCACTGCTTGATTCCCCGAGTGGGGTTGTCCAACTGCAGCAAGGCAGTGGTGGCAGTGTTCAGGGGTATAACCAGTTTCAGCAGGTAGCGACAGCGCTGGCACCGTTCAGCAAGACGCTGTTGAACCTGACTGAAACGGGGATCGTTTCGTATGTGAGTGGCCAGATCGAGTCTGGTTACTACGACGAGCTGAAGAACCAGTCAGCCAAGGCGGCGCTGGGTATGCAGCTGCAGCAGGAACAGGGTGCGATCAATGCAGCGACCACGGTCAACCAGCTGCAGAAGAAGGATCCAGTTGCTGCGCAGTTACTGCAGGACAGCAACCCTTGGAAGCTGATTGGTCGCCGTCG